CGTCGAGCAACACCGGCTCGAGCACGAAGGGCGACCTCCTCGGCGGCGCGAGCGGTGACGTCACCGCGACGCTCGGCACGGCCGGCGTCAAGCAGGGCACCGCGGGCGCGAAGATGGACACCATCGCTCACCGGCGCGCGCTGCGCATCGAGGCGACGGAGTACCTCCGGTTCGACCGCATCACCAGCGTGTACACGGCGGGCGTCGGGTACGTCAACGTCCCGATGGCCCTCGAGCTGGTCGGCTGATCGTCGTCGCGCGTAGCGCAGAAGGGTAACGCACCATGGACTCCGTCGATCTGCAGTCGGTCACGCTCACGCTCGAGGAGGCGATGTCGATCGCGAGCGTCACCGACTACCAGCGCATGATGCGCTCCGAGAACATCTGGTGGCCCGCGCTCGCGCGTCCTCGCGACGTCGCGTCGCGCAAGGAGACGATCCACTGGATCCTCGACACGGCCAAGATCGAGGTCAAGGACTTCGGCCAGGTCACGTTCGAGGACATGACCACGGTCGACATGCTCGTCGAGCCGCAGTTCGGCTCCGCGGGCCTCGAGATCGGCATCGAAGCCTTTCAGGACCTGCGGAACGGACGCTGGGGCGGCGAGGCGATCGACTCGGGCACCGCGTGGGCTCGGCAGATGGGCGCGCAGATGGCGTACTGGCCGCAGTACCGCATGGCGCGGTCGCTGCTCGCGAATCCGGTCTGCTACGACACGCTCGCGTTCTTCCACCACTCGCACCAGGTCAACCCCGGCGACGCGTCGAGCCCGACGTACGCGAACCTGCTCGACGCGACCTCGCTCGGCACGCTCTCGCCGATCGACGAGACGGTCACGGTCGACGTCGCGGTCAAGAACCTCAACCGCGCGATCGCGTACATCCGATCGCTCAAGAGCCCCAACGCGCGCGACCCGCGCTTCCTGCAGCCGGTCGGCATCCTCGTGCCGACCGCGATGACGGCGCGCATCCAGCAGCTCACGAACGCGCGCTTCATCGCGCAGGCGGCCTCGAGCGGCGGCGGCAGCGGCGACATCACCGGCGTGATCCGCAACCTCGGGCTCGGCGATCCGCTGATCGCTCCCGAGATCGGCGCCGGGTACACGTACGACGGGTACAGCGGCAGCGATGTCGACTACTACATCGTCTGCGAGACGGCCGACGTCGAGATCGGGCCCTTCGTCTACGCGCGGCGCGAGGCGTGGAACATCGTGTACCACGACCTGCAGTCGAGCGCGGAGCTCGCGCGACGCGGCAAGCTGCAGTGGGTCTGCCGCGGACGGAACGAGATCGTTCCGGCGCTGCCCTACACGATCTTCAAGGTCAAGGGCTCCTGATCCGTCGCCGCGCGCTGTCTCTCCTCCCAGCGCGCGGCGTCTCCTCTTCCGCGGCGGGCTCCGCGGCCCGCAAGGGTTCGACGTGAGCACCACCCCGTACCTCGACGCCACCGGCTACAAGGCGCTCGCGCTGATGCCAGCGGCGACGATCGACGACGTCGAGGCGCTCTCGCCGGGGTGGCTGGCGGCGACGCTCGCCGAGCGCTCGCGGTACCTCGACTCTCTGCTCGGCAAGCGGTACGCGACGCCGTTCTCCTCGCCGTATCCCGAGGTCGTGCAGGGCTGGCTCGCGCGTCTCATGGATCGGCGCGTCCTTCGGAAGCGGGGCTACGTGCCCGCGGACGTGAGCGCGACCGAGATCATCGACGACGAGAAGGAAGCTCTCGCGCAGATCAAGGAGGCGGCCGACTCCGAGAAGGGGCTCTACGAGCTGCCGCTGCGCGCAGACACGACCGGCTCGGGCATCTCGAAGCCGCAGCCCCTCGGGTACTCGGAGGCATCGCCCTACGTCGCCTTCGACATCCAGGCGGAGGCCGCTCGGAACGAGGACGTCAACGGCTTCGGCACCGGAGACGACGGATCGTGAGCGCGCGCGGCGACAACGCGACCGCGATGCGCGCGCTCGAGCGCCGCGTGAGCTCGCTCGCGTCGATGCCGGTCGCGGTCGCGTCGATCGCGCCAGCCGTCGCCGCAGAGATCCGCGGCATCATCGCGGCGAACATCGCAGCGCAGCGCGCGCCGGACGGCTCTCCGTGGCCGCCGACCGAGGACGGGCGCCCGGCGCTCGCGCACGCCATGCGTGCGGTCGACGTGCGCGCGGTCGGCGCGTCCGTGGTGATCACCGTCAGCGGCGTCGAGTCGCGACACGACATGGGCGCGGTGAAGGGCGGGGCGCGGCGGCAGATCGTGCCGTACGGTCGCACGCCGGATCCGATGCGTGAGGCGATCGAGCGTGTCGCGCAGCGCGTGATCGCGCAGCACCTCGAAGGGCGAGGGCGATGACAGACACGCTCGGCGTGGCGTCCCTCTTCGACGACGTCTCCGCGCGCTTCGCGGCGGAGGGCGCCGTCGTGAGCGTGCTCGACCTGGGCGCGTGGTCTGCGCTGAGCACCAGCACGCCGTCGCTCTCGGGCGCCCCGACGGCCGACGCCGACGCGCGCGTGCGCTTCCCGGCGGGCGGAACGATCGGCACGCCTGGCATCACCTATCAGACGTCGACCGACGGCGGCGTCACGTGGGCCACCACCGCGGCCCTCGGCGCCGGATCTACGATCACGGTCGCCGGTGTGACCCTGACGCTCGGGGCCGGAGACGTCTTCACCGACGACGCGCTCGCGTGGCTCGCGACCGGCCCGGCGGTCGTGACCGAGTTCGCCTTCGGCTGGCGCGCGTCGGCGAACCGCTCGAGCGCGTTCCGCGTCGTCTTCACTCCGGGGTCGGACGGCGACCTCGGCGAGCTCCTTCCGCCGCTGCAGCTCGGCGGCAACCCGCGGAGCGTCGCGGATCTCGGCGAGCTGTTCACCGTGCACCTCGAAGCGCGCGACGCCACCGCACCGCAGGACGAGCGGAAGCAGTATACGGCCGCCCGGCTCCTCTTCGATGCGGCGTGGGCGTACATGCGCGACGCGGCGACGGCGCTCCTCGAGCTGGTCGACGCGCGCTGGGTCGGCGGAGGCGGCACGCTCGGCGCGCAATCGCAGAGCGGCGCCACGATCCGGCTGACGTGCGCGCTGCGAGTGCCGATCCCGCGTGAGACGCGCCTCGTGATCTCGGCTGCCACGGACGCGCTGGTTGCAACGACCGCCGTGGTAGAGGATTCTGGTGCCGATCAGACGGACCACGACACCGTCAACAGGAGCGATACGCCATGACCCTCCCCGGACTGAACACGACCGAGCTCGATGGCGCCCTCGGCAGCGTTCCGCAGGGCTCGAAGATCCTCGCCGTCGCCGGAGTGTGCAGCTCGGGCACGGCGAACACGCCGGCCGCCTACGGCAACAAGCGCGCTCTCTATGCCGACTGCGGCGTCGGCCCGGCGGTCGAGATGGCGTCGCGTGCGATCGACGCGGGGTGCATCGCGCTCGTCTGCAAGACGGGGCAGACCACGACCGGCGCCATGGGGACGATCGACGACTCGCACGTCACGGGCACCGCGGCGACGTTCATCATCCACACGGCATCGACGTACCCGCTCGACGACTATCAGGTGAAGGTCCTGATCACGACCGGCGGCACGACCGGCACCGCGGGGATCATCTATCAGGTGAGCCTCGACGGCGGCCGGAGCTACGGTCCGCTGACCGCGCTCGGTACGGGCCTCATCATCGCGCCGAGCACCACCGGCGTGAGCTTCTCGATCACGACGGGGAAGACGCTCGTCGCGGGCGACTACTGGACCGCCACGACGACGGCGCCGGCGCCCAGCTCGGGCGAGGTCACGTCGGCGCTCACGGCGCTGCAGAACACCGCGACGCAGTGGGCCGTCGCCGGGCTCGCGTTCCCGATCGACGGCACGATCTTCGACGTCGTCGAGACGGCGTTCGCGGCGATGTCGACGGCGGGCAAGCCGCGCGCGTACGTCGGCGGCTTCCGCATCCCGACCGACTCGGAGAGCGAGAGCGCCTACAAGACGGCGTTCGAGTCTGCGCTCTCGGCCAAGTCGACGGTCTACGGCTCGATCTGCGCGGGCGCCGTGCAGCTCGTCTCGTCGCTGCAGGGCGGCTACGTGAAGGGCTCGAGCTTCCGGCGCCCGGTCGCGTTCGCCGTCGCTCCGCTCACCGCCAGCGTCGACGATCAGGTCGACATCGCCGACGTGAACCTCGGGGCGATCACCGGCGCAAGCCTCGTCGACGCGAACGGAAACAACGCGTACCACGACGAGAGCATCAACCCCGGGCTCGACGACGATCGAGCGTGCACGCTGCGCACGTGGGACGGCGACCTGCAGGGCGTCTACGTCACGCGCCCGCGCATCTTCTGCGCGAACGGGTCGGACTTCTCGATCATGCCGCTGCGGCGCGTGATGGACGTCGCGCGCATCGCGATCCGCGGCTACCTGATCCGGCGCCTCAACCGCCCGGTGCAGGTCGACAAGCGCACCGGCTACATCCTCGAAGCCGAGGCGCGCGAGATCGAGGCGGGCGGCAACGCGATCCTCAAGGCCGTCCTCGGCGCGGAGCC